AATGCCTTTATGGTAGGACGTGGCAATGAAAAGTTTGAAGTACCAAGCATTTCTTTAAACAATAGTGAGGGAGTTTTTGATACTCTGATAAAGCGTGCCGATAACGAAATCTCTAAACGCTTTTTAGGGGGTACAGGTCTCACCGATGAGAAAGGCTTTGTAGGCTCTGTAGAGGTGCAGTTTGAACTGGCTTCCTACCGCTTTCAAAGCGACAAACTGCTTGTAAAGCATATCATCAATAAGAAGCTCATACCACTGTTGGTAAAGCTCTCACCTGCCTATGCCCCTTTAAAAGACTTGCGCTTTGAATGGGACGACGAAGAGCCTCTTACTGCCGAGAAGTTCTGTAAAATGGTAGAAACATTAGGTGCTTATTACGACTTTGACCCTGAACAAGTAGAAACCATTACGGGACTCAAAATAGTAGGTATAAAAAACCAAACCCCTAACCTCCCACTCGTGGAAGGCTCAAAAAAAAAAGCCTATACGATAACGCCCTAAATGAGCGTTGGCAACTGCGCCGAGCTCTTTTGCGTACAGAGGAACTTTATACGCATAGCCACTGCGAATGTGCGCACGACACCCACTCCTTGGACCTTACAGGTTGGCTAAAAGTAATGGAGCAAATTGCCAAAGATAGATACAACGGCACTCTCAAAAAAGGAGAACTATCCGATGAGTATATTTTAGAAAACTACAAAGAACTAAACGGGGCTATGTGGGAGGGCTTTGGCAAAGATAACTTTAAGGTACATAAGCAAACGGGAGCTATCTCGCCCGAAGTACTGCAAATGCAGCGTAACCTATACAAGTTTAGCGGGGCAAAAAACTATGTACTCCTACAGCAGATAAATGAAATTTTACGTTCGGACAAAGGCAAAAATTGGCAAACGTTCCTACAAGAGGTACAAAAGCTAAACCCTAAGTACAACAAGAACTACCTTCAAGCCGAGTGGCAAACAGCCAAACAAGCGGGCTACCACGCTGCTAATTGGCAGGAGTATATCAGTATGAAAGATATTTACCCGAACCTAAAGTATATGACTGTAAAGGACAACAAAGTAAGGGAAAGCCACCAACTTTTGGACAGCTTTATAGCTTCTATTGATAGCAACTTTTGGAAGGTATGCTACCCACCCAATGGCTGGCGTTGCCGTTGCTATGTAGTACAGACAGCCGAACCTGCTTCACAAGAACGCATTGCCCCTGATACTCTTAGTGAGAAGGACTTCCCTAAAGAGTTTCGTGGTAATGTAGCCATTAGTGGACAGGTGTTCAAAGAAGATAGCACTCACCAAGGTAGCCCGCACCCTTACTTTGCCCTCGCTTTGGATGCTGATAGCGACACCAAAAAAGCCTTTGAACTAAGCAAATTAAAAGCACCCTATACAGAAGTCTATGAGGCTAAAAATGGGGCAGTGGTAAAACTAAGCCCCTTTGCAGACGAAAGCGACCTTGCTAAAAACCTTAAAAGCGCTATTGTTATTGCCGATAACCTGGGCGTAAGTATGAATATACGCCCGCATTTAGAAATACAAAATCATAAGAACCCCGAATATGAGATAAATGGTATTATTGGCGATAGGGCAGAACCTAAATCTAATAGCGTTAAAAAGGGTATTAGTAATGCCTTTGATAATAAACTAAGTAAAAAAGGGCAGTTAAAAGAGCAAAAAAACACTTTTATTGTGATAGATGTAAGTAAGTATGAGCTAAATGATGAGAATATAGAAGGTATTATAAATCAAAGTTGGTCTAAAATTAACTATTATAAAGAACGCTTGGAATATTTTTTCTTAGTTCACAAAGATAATGCTATAATGCTAAAGACTGATTTGGTAGATAAGGGATATGAAGAGTACAAGAAAGAAGTCTTGAAAATGCAGAAAAGCAAGACCTAAGTCCTGCTTTTCTGGGTCGGTGTTGAATTTCTTCGCCACCTAACCTTTCGGCTGGTGCAAAAGTACAAAAACTTTTTTAAATAGCAAATAAAAATAATTTAAATTCTATTTATGGCAAACTTTCAAACTCCTAACTTTGAGGCTATGGCAAGGGAGATATTTAAAAATATATCCCAAAAAGTAGCCCAAAAGGCACGGGCTTTCTTTATGCAATCATTCATAAAGCAGGGCTTCACCAATGCCTCATTTATTCCTTGGGTGAAGCGTATGGATACGTTACCTCACAAAACACTACAGCAGTCGCTCACGCTCAAAAATAGCCTACGTATAGCCGAACAATCCCCTGAAAGGGTAGTAATTTCAGCGGGTGAAAAACTAAGCTATGCAGCTATACACAATGAGGGAGGAACTATAACTGTGAAAGTAACCGAGAAAATGCGCAAATACTTTTGGGCAATGTATTATAAGACTCAGGATAGCCGCTATAAGTGGATGGCACTGACCGAAAAAGAAACCCTTACCATTCATATCCCTAAAAGGCAGTTTATAGGAGAAAGCTATACCTTAGACAAACAATTGGAAAAACTCATCATAGAGGAAATACATAAAGCAGACGAAAATTTAACTTTTGAATAATGGAACACTGGCAAGACTTATATATAGAACTCGCTGAGCGTATCAGTGAGAAGCTACCCGAAATACAATGGATAGACCTTTGGCATAACCAAGTAGGCTTCTTAGCCGAAGAACATCCCTTTGGTACACCTGCTGTATTTATTGGGTTTCGCTCCGCACAAATCAATGATATAGGCGAACTCGTACAGATAGTAGACCTGCACGTTGATTTTTATTTGTATTACGAGACTTTCTTAGACACTTTCCAAGGGGCCTACAACCAACAAGGAGCATTGGAATTTACCAAGAGCTTAGACGCTCTTTTTGGCAACTTTCACGGCACATCGGGCAGAAACTATAGCAGTATGCGCCGCATCGCTTTTGCGCCTGTAGATACGGGTACAGCAGGAAATTTGTACCAGGTTACTTTTGAATGCAAGTTAAATGATAGTAGTGCAATGAAGTATTACGAACCTACGCAAGTACACTTGCAGGTGGAAGATGAGGACAATAGGTACTTTGTAGGGGTAGATTAAACCCTATTGAAGATGATATTTTCTATGGTACGCTCTGAACGCAGAAACTTCTCAGATAGCGTAGTTACTATGTAGTTATGGGTAAATTTACGTTGTTGAGCGAGTTTGTCGTACTCTTCACGAACGAGGGCGTAAAAGCGGGCAGTAAAGTGTCGTTGTTTTTTCATAGTAGGAAGTGATTAGAGGAGTTTTACAAGTGCAAAAGTACGATATAATTAGTAAATATACAAATTAGCAAAACGAGCCAATTAGCAAATGTAATAGTGCTAATTGGCTCGTTTTTTATTGTTGCCTGTGTGGCTCACACTTCCCATCGTTTTTGATTGAGGTAGGTCTCGGCATAGGGCATTGCGGTGTTGTCAAGTTTCTTTTTGGTGCGCTCTTTCGCTATGCCTATAAAGGCTTGGATGACCTCTTCGGGTTTGAGCTTCTCAAACTTGCGTTTGGCTACTGCCTTAGTGCCTATCTTGCCGTATTCGTTCCAAAAGTCTTCAAAAGTAACAGAGGCGGGCGTCTTCTCAATGCTGAAGTACTTTCGGAGGTTTGTGTCGCTTGCTAACATATTAATACGCTCCTCATTATAGGGGAAGTAGCGCACAAGCCAATGCCATTGTTCAGCAGTTGGGGGTTCCCCTGTGCTCTGTAAAGTAGTTAGGTTGCCTTCTAAATCATATTTAAACAAGTACTCAATACAAGTGTTTTTTGCTTTAAAAATATAGGTTGTTTCCATTAGGCTAATTGTTCGTTGATGTCATAGGTTATTTGTAATAGGGTTTGGCGTTCGTATTGTCCGTAATGTTCCATTGTAAGGATGTATCCTAAGAACTTTTCTAACATATCGGCTTCGTAGAGCTTGAGTCCAAACCTGCGTTGCTTTTGTGTGGTAAAACCCATATAAAAGCGGGTGGCTTTGAGGGTTACCTCGCGCATTATGCTGTAAAGTACACGTTGCTCACGGTTGTTGAATAGGGGTTGCCCTACAAAGGTAACGCGGGCAAGTACTTCGGCTTGGTCTCGTGATAAAGTAAGGGCGATTTTCATAGTGTTTGTGTTAAAATGATGATACTTCTATTATCTCTCTAATTGTTAATTTTCTTTCTACACTCAAGAAAAAGCCTATTATTGCATCAATATTACAAACAGAAGGGGTTATACCTGAAATTCCTAAGTCAATATGTAAAGCTAAACCATCTCCTTCAGAATAACCCACATAAAACAAATGTAGTTCGACTTCATTATAATTACTAATTACTTCATTTTTGAGAAAGATTGCCATTTTAGCGCAATAGTTATCGTACTTTTCATAGGATTTATATATTTTTTCAGCTAATTCCCTATGTTTATGGTATAAATCGTTTGCTTTCATTGTTTTGCTGCTTTATAAATGGCTATTAGTTTAAGTAAAAGGGCTTCGCGGACTTCGTCATAAGTTTCAGTATAATTACCGCTTGTAAAAAATGGGGTTTCTGTATGCTTTATATTATATATATAGCTATTGCATAAGAAATCTATTGTAGAGAATAATTTTTTTTCCCTAAACCATTCAAAGACATCATCCCACACTGGTACGGAAATACGATTTTTGAATATGTTGTGATTGCCCATATCAGTAATGAGTGTTCCATTACGTATGTAAATATGAGTTTTAATACTATCATAGGTATAAGGCTTACTACTTGCTATTAGTTGTTCATTGGTGTAATATACACAAGCCTTGTCAAACCCTATTTCTTTAAGTTCTTTGGCGATGTCGAGCGGGACAAGCCAAGTGGGGTATTCATTATTTTTCATCTTTTACAAATTTGCCGTTAATCATTCTTCCTTTTCTGTTTTTGATTTCGTTGTAAGCGAGGTTCAGGCACTCCTCAAGGGTGGTGTTATACAAGTCAGCCAAAGTATACAAACAATCAAATATCAACGATATACAAAGGCTTGTGGTATGACTTATTTTTGTTTTATAAACACAAGCACTTCTCATCAATCCTGATAAGGTTTCATTGATTGTAATTGATGTATATATGGCTTTTGCATACTTATCATAGGTTGTCTTTTTGTACTTGCCAAAAAAAGGATACAGCATCTCCATCTATCATATAGCAGTAATTGATAAGGGTTACCATTACATCACCTATGGCGTCCTGAATAGCGGGTCGGTCATCGTCATAACAGCCTTTGATGAGTTCGCCAACCTCCTCGTGGATTTTGAGGAGTTGGTCAAATGGGGTGCTTTTGTCAAATATACCCCTTTCTTTTGCCCACTGATAAATGAGAGGGACAAGTTCTTGGATTGTTAAATTTTGTGTTATTTTATTCATTTTTTTTGTATTTAAATTGTTATACTTCCCATTGTTCTTTGGTGAGTTGTGCGCCGCAGTCTTTGCAGAATAGGGCGGTTACTTCGACAGTGCAGTAGTGGGCAAGGGTGCGGCGTTCGGTATGCTTGTGAGAACAATTGGCTAATTTGCTAATTTTCTCATTGGCTAATTTTCTAACTTCTTTCATATCTCTGTATTAGCATTTTTTCAAAGATGTTGTTTACTTTGCCTACTTCTTGGGGGGTGAGGTATTGTAGGCTTTTTTTAAAGGGGTTTTTGCTGCTGCAAAACCATTTGCCAAGACGTTTGATGTCGGCGTACTTGGGGTTGGCTGTATTGCGCCAACCAAGTTCGTGGCATAGGGATAACAGCTTGGCGTGTTGCTTGTTTTGGGCGTCAAAAAAAGCGTGTATTTCAAACTTATAACCAAGGTGCTCGGCAAGGGTGAAAAACTCGTCTTCGGTGAGGTTCTTGGTACTGGGTAGTTCTCGCCCTATAAAGCTGCATACGAAGTGCAGACGGGTTTCTCGGTCGCTGAAACGCTTGCTTAAAAGGGTTTGCAGTATGCGTATTTGGTGGGGTTTTATTGTGGTTTCTTTCATTTTTAAATGGTGTTTAAAGGTTATTTAAATAGCTCCTCGCCTTAGTGGATCTCCTATGGGCGTCCCCTTAGTGCCAGCGACCTTACTAAGGGCAGAGGAGCATCTTTTAGCTGCCGAGACGGCTAAAAGTGTAGTGTTATGCGGTGGCTTGCTCTTCGTACTTTTCGTGTACGGGGAAGAGTTTTTTAATATCGGTACCTGGGGGGAAGTCCACCGATGAGAGCGATAGGGGGATATTGCACTTTTTGCCTTGCTCATCAATGGTGTTAGCTTCGATATAGAACGCGGAACGCTGTGGTCTATAAGATTGGGCAATGATACCTACGGCATCGGTAAAGGCGGGGCTGTTGAACTCTTGTGCGAGCTTTGTCAGTTCAAGTACACGTGAGGCTTTGAGGTTGCCTTTTGCATCCTTTTTCAATAGACGGTTGATGACATTCACAAGTCGGGCACTATTGTCATCTTTGGCGAGGGAGGCTATAAAATCGCGGACTTTCTCTATACCTGCATTTACGGTGTCGTCCCAATTGTCGATAACGCGGAAGCCGTAGGTGATGGTGTTGCCGTGCTCATCGGTGAAGGTGTGGCTTTGTTGGTCGCCCTTGACCTCGTAGACTTCGTTTTTGGTGTCTAACAAGATTTTGAGGCTCTCGAAGGTATGTAGCTTTACTTCTGCCATTTGCTCGGAGTAGTTTTGCAACTTACCGATAATTTGTGGAATTGCCTCATTGACGAGGGCTTTGTATGCCTCGCGGTTTTCGTTTTGGACTTGCTCGCGGCGTTGTAGTTCGGCTTTGAGCTCTTCGGCTGTGAGGTGTGTTAAATCTGTTGCCATTTTTATATGATTTTTAATTGATTACTATATTATTTGCCTGTTACTTCGGCTTTAAACAGGGGGTGTGTGCTGAGGGGTTGCCATTGGTGTTTGTCGTCTTTCCATTGTAGCTCTAAGGTTTCGGGTTCGTAGCGAAAAGCGGGGGGTTGCCAGCTGTTTCTCCTAACCCAGTCTTGTAACTTCTGTACTAAGGTGGGTACTTTGTTGGTGTGTCCTGCGCGGTATTGGCAGGTGAGGATGCGTTGCTCTGGGGTGAGTACCTGTAGGAAGGTGTCGAGGGCAAGGGCTTCGGTGTATGCTAATATTCTGCTTTCCATTGTGGTAATTTTGAATTGTGAATTATACTTGGTGGGGCGAATTGCCATTCGCCTGTACGCTAACGGCTAACTTTAACAGTACGCTGGGGTAGTACTGCAAAATGTTTTCGGCATAGATGAGTATGAGCAGGTGGATGTCTTCGGGGGTGTATAGGGATAGGGCATCGCTGTAATTTTGCTCTATGGGGCGTTCTACTTGTATATGCCATTGCTGGGCGTACCAATTCAGCAAATGGTCATTTTTGGTCAGTAGGGGTATGCTTAGGTGGGTGCACCAGTGTTCAAAATAGTGCTGGCGTAGGGCTTCGTATTCAAGATAAGTAAGCTCTAAATGCTGGGCAAGAGTGTATGAAAAGGGTGGCATATTGGTAATTTTGATTTTTGAATTATGAATTATGAATTATCAGTTATCTATATCGCCCCAATATTCAGCTGCTTTTTTGGGGTATATTACAAAGGGGTGTCCGCCTCCATTAAGTCTTCCTTCGGGAAAGGCTTTGTAGCCTTCTACGCGTATTTTCATATCTACATCGTAACGTGCAAAGTCGGCGAGCTCGCCTTTGGGTTCTTTGCCTGTGGCTTGGCTAATGAGTATAAGTGCTTTGCTGCGTTCTTTTATTAGGCTTTTAAGCTTTTTGTAATCTTCTTTATCTACACGCAGGTACTGTACGGAGTCTATAATGAGGAAATCGGGGGACTTGTGTTTGCTCATTCGCTCGATGAGTTCGGGTAGGGGTTCTTTGTCTAAAAGTAGGAATTTACCTTCTACGCCGTCCATACAGTTGCGCTCCATATTCATTTGCACGGTGTGTGATACGCCTTCCTCTAAGGAGTTGTAGGCTACTTTGCCGAACTGGGTGAGGTAGCGTGCCCATTGCATTGCTAAGGACGATTTTCCGCTGGAGGAGCCTCCCCATATGATGGCTGAAAAGGCGCGGTCGGGGCAGCCTACAAAGTCTTTCCATTGCCCATCGAAGGGTAGGAGTTTGAACTTTTTATTGAGTATCTGCTTTGGGGTGTATGCTTGTGCCATTGTTTAGTTGTTAATTTTTAGTTATTAGTGGCTTCGAGGTGGGCGAGTTTGAGGGCGTGTACTTTGCGTTTTACACGGCGAAGGTCGCCTTCGCAGTCTGCCCATACGGCTTTTATATCGGTTTTTGTGGTGATACCATTGGCGGTGCATATTTGTATGCAGTCGGCTTGGGTAATGGCGTTTACTTCTATGAAATTGCGCCCTATGCGGCTGTATATTTCTTTATAGCCTTTTTTGTTGAGTTTGAGTCCTCTTTTGATACGTTTTTCGAGAAAATCGGTAGCGCACATTACAATACCGCAATGCTCTTCTAAGAGGTTGTAAAGGGTGATAAAGAAGTATAATACTTGGTCGTTTACTTTGTCGAACTCGTCTAATAGAATTACTGGGGTTTCGGTAGATTTTAGCACGCGTACGGCTTCGTTTACCATTTCGTTTACCGTGAGCCCGCTGCTATCGCGCCCCATTGCTGATAGGAGTTCGCTCATAAAGGCTTTTTTGTTCCAAAACTCGTTGCACTGTACCATATAGGCGTTGGGGTTTTCTTTTTCGTAAAGCTGCATTGTTTTGGTTTTGCCACTACCTGCGGGGGCGATGATAGCATATACTTGGCTGTGCTCTTGGGCATCGCTGATAAGGGCTGTGAGGGTTTGGTAGGCAGCTGTTTCTACACACACCCAGTCTTCTTTGGCGAATATTTGGGCTTTGATGAGTCGCCACATTTTGTCGGCTATACTATCCCAATTGCCTTTAAGTACTTGGGTAATGGTGGCTGATGATACGCCTTTGAGGGCATTAGCGGCTTTGTTTTGGTTGCCTTTGCGGTTGCAAAAATCGTTGAGGGCTTGGGCGATTTGTTGTTTTTCTTGTGTATTCATTTTAGGTATTCATTTTGAATTATAAGATATTGCTGATAGTTATGGGGGTACTTTCGAGGGCTTCCCATTGCTCATCGTCCCAATTAGTATTGGAAAGGGCTTTTTGGTAGCTGCCGAAGGTATCGGCATTGGTAATTTTTCTGTTTTTTCTACGGCTTTCAACTCCTTTGACGGCTGGGAGGCTTAGCCCTTGCTGGTGGGCACTCATACCGAATTTTTCTAACAACTCTTCGGTAGTGTCTCGACGGCTGATGCGTTTCTCATCGGTGAGGCTTTGTACTTGTTTGAAGTAGGCAGCTTCAAAGTCGTCTTGCTCTTGTATGTTGCGATGTACTTCTTTCTTAATTTCGGCTCCTGTTACCATTTTAAGCCCTAATGGGGTATCTTCATAAAGGTATATAAGGTCTGCATTATCAGGGTCAAACTTCACTATGAATTTTTTGCCTATATTCTTTTCTAACCAATCTACATCGGGCAAGCCGTCTGAACGGTAGACCATATAGCTGTATTTTTGTTTCTTTTCGGTGAAGCTAATACCCGAAGCATCGCAAGTGATAGGCTCTTTGCGAGTAACCCAAAAGAGGGAAATCATATCCCACATTTCTACTTTTTTGGTATCAGGGTTATAGCTTTCGTAGTACATTTGTATGCGTGGTTTGCCTGTTTTTGGGTGAGGGGCTTCGTTCCACTCACGCCTGCGTTGCAAGTAACGTTGTTTTACCTCATCAAGTGTGGGGAGGCTCTTTTGATTGGCAAGTATGTATTCCATATTGGCTTTACTCTCGTCTTTTTTGGTAGTGATATTCATACCCGAAAAGAACCTATCACGCTTTAAGTACTGACTTTGCAACCTGCCGAATACACTCTCAATGGTTTTTGACTTACCGTTATAAGGCTTAGTGGCAGTTTGCACTTGTGCTATCTTGGTAAGGAAGTCGCCAGAGGTGAGTTTTTTATGTCCGCCTTGGTTATCGTGCGCTATTTGGTAAGGACGATAGCCTGCCGTTTGCACTGCCATTTTGTAGGCATTGTATTGGGCTATATAGTCTTCTTTAGGACCTATGTAATAACCGAGAAGCACTTCGCTGTAGGCGTCTATTACTTCATATACTTGGCAGGTAGCCATTTTGCCGTTTTCGTCTAAATAATAGTAGTTGAGTTTTGTACCATCGCTATACCATAGGCTGTCGCGCATTGTAGGCAGTTTGGTTTTGTGTTGGAAGCCATACTTTTCTTTGTAGGCAAGTTCTCCGTAGCGATGTCCCCACCATAAGGGCTGTATTTCCTCATCATATAGGTAGTTGTAAAACGTTTTTTCGTCCTTAATAAGTTTCCACCCTTCGGCGGTAGCTTTATCG